CTGATGTAAATTCTGCTAACTGTACACCTTCACGGCCACCACCAAAAGCACCTGATCTTAATGCTTGATCAGCGATTGCTTGTTTTTGCATTTGAGCTTGTCTATCAAACTCTGTTAAAGTTGTATCTATTACTTGTGATTGATAAGGCGACATATAAGATGCAATAGAACCAGTTCCAGTTCCTGCACCTGTACCAGTCAAAGCTTGTGCTCCAGCTAATGTAGTTCCAGCTTGACCTAATCCTGTACCTGCTGCTGTAATATAAGAAGGAACACCTCCTAAAGTTGTTGCGGCATCTCCTGCTGCTGTTCCTGCTCCTGTTAAATATTGTTGATAAGATCCTAGTCCCTGGGCACCTGTTGCTTTGGTAATAGCATCTGTTTGTAGTTGATCCATTCCAGCAACTTGTGGCGCAAGGCCAGCCATTTGTGCTTTTCTAATATCAAATTCTCTAGCTGTTTGTTTTTGTCCTGCTTGTCTTGCAGCAAAAGCTTCAGCTGTTTCTGCAGGATCAAACTCACCTTGAACTAATGATCCAGATACATCAGTTGTTGTAATTGGAGTACCAGCTGTTTGTGTAAGAGTGTCCGCATAAGTTTTACCTAATGCTTCTATAAACTCTGCGGGTAATGTTCTTGTTTCTGTTATAGCCATTATACTACTTTACTTTCTAATTTTTTCATTGTGTCATACATTTTCTGTGCACCTTTTTGTACACTACCACCGCCTGCTGCTCTTACAGCATCTGCAGTCATAACAAATTCATTTTTAGATAACATTGCTGGAACATCATCTGCTTTTTCTTTTATACCTACTGGAACAAAACCACCAGAGTTTCTATAATCTAATTCTGTAATGCCACCTTGATTCATACGTTTTGATAAAGACTTCATAACGTTTGCTCTAAACATGTTTTCTTTTTCATCTTCTTCTTCCATAAGCATAGGGTCAGTTCCCATTGCATAGTTAGTTCTCATTAAACCACCTTTAGCTTTGTTGTTTAATTGTCTTACATATCTTTTATAATCTTCTATATCTTCAAAATCATCGACAGTTAAATTACCCATATCTTCTGGTAACACTCCACCATTTATTTTAGGTATAGCACCTGCTTCATCTGATACAAACATTTGTTGAGTTGTATCTGAATCTTTTGGATCAGGATTACCAGACTCAAATCCTATTCTACCACCATTGGCTGCCATTACTGGTGCTTCTTGCATAATGCCTTCTTGGTTATTAGCCATTTGAGTTTCTTGCATTTTTAATTGTTGTATAAAAGATTGTTTGTCACCTTCGTAACCTTCTTCAACTGCTTTTCGATAAGCTTCTTCTAATAATTCCATTTGCATCATTAACTCAAATTCTTCTTCTGGTGTTTCTGATGCTACTTTTTGATTAGGTGTCATGTCGCCTTTGTAGGTAACTGATGGCGCTCCTGCTTCTAAACTTTTAATTCCTTCATTATTATTCATAGTGTCTCCTCCTAATCTATACCCTATTCTACCACCATTTGCTCTATATTCTTGAGTATTATTTAAAATAAATTCTTTTATTTCAGCTGGTGAAGCATTTCTATTTACATTCTTATAGTACCTATCTAGTAAAGGTTCAAGTTTAGAAATACGATCTGTGTAATCTGCAGTTTCTTCACCTTCGTCTTGTGGAAATAAACCAGATAACATTTTAAAACCTACTCCTCCAGCAAGTACCTTACCTGCTGTGCCTAAACCTTTTATATTAGGTATTATATTTGACAAACCAAAACCTCCAAAACTAGAAGCACTTCCTTTTGTTACTCCAGGAAGCATTCTTCCAAAAAAACTACCACCACCAAGTCCATATATACCTGCACCTACTATTGCAGCTTTACCTATAGGGCTTTTAATAATATTTTTTACACCTTTAACGGCTTTCTTAACTAGGCTACCTAGTCCATACATTTGTCTTGGCATTTGAGATCTTGTAATCATATTTATGTTTTAGTTAGTATATTATATAGGCAGGGATTGCACCTGGAATTTGTTAATTTACTAGATTTTATCTAATAAATCAAGACTATGTTGTTACTGTTCTTTTTCTAACTTCAAGCGCAGATAGCACCACATGTAGTCTGTTTGCTGTGGCGGCTGTTACTTTTAATACTTCACTTTCCTCCATCACTAGAGGGGCCGTTAATAATTCTACTGTTGCATTAGCACCAATTGCTTTAGTTTTAAACAAGCTAAATACAGCGTCTGCAGTGTCTGTTACTGTTACTGTTAGGGTATCAGCATTTCCTGAATCTTCCGACACTATTATTGATTTTATAATAGCAGTTGTCGCAGATGGCACTGTGTATAATGTTGTGACACTGGTTGCTGTTAAATCTACTTTTTTATTTACAAATGTATTAGCCAAAGTAATATGCCTCCGCTTCTGCTTCTTCTTTTATATCTTGTTGGAATGTTGTATTTAATTTTTGTACTATACTGTCAATATCTCTAACCAATGATTGTTGTATTTGTTCATCATAATCTCTGGTTGGTTGTGTAAGTGATTGTACAATTCTAGCCATTATTTTTTACCTCCGGAGCCTAAAGGTTTACCAATTAAACCTCCATTTTTTTTACGTTCAGATCTCATTTCTGCTAGAACATATTGTATAGCTGATCGTTCTGACATATCAGGTCCTATTTCTTTTACACGTCGTATAATTTCTTTTGCTTCTTCAGGGCTTTTATTTTTTATGTAACTGTCTAGTAATGCGCTCATTATCTTCTACCATCAGGTTGATAATCAATTCTAAAAGTTCCAACTTTCCAAAACTGACTTGTACTAGTATTATCTATTTTTAAAGAGATAGATCTAGCTCTGGCACGTGTGTCTATTTTTTGTGTACTAGAGGTTACAGTAAAAGGACCTAAAGACGAACTAGCTTGTGTATCATTTGGAAAATCTCTTAAATTTAATGTTACTCTTGTATCACCTGTTTGTGATAAAAAATCAGGTAGTACTCTTCTTATTTTCATTATAAATTCACCATCACCATTTAAACCTTCTGCTCCAATATCAAAATCTCCAGATTGTATGTTTGCAGTAATAGAAGTTGTTGCTCCTTCTTTTACTTGATCTAATCCTTTTTCGTGTTCAAAATATGTTGATGTACCATCTGTACATCCAATAACATGGTCTTTACTAGTTGCCGCTGTTGTACCACTTGTACTATATTCTGTTGCATGAGGTTTACCAAATACTGCAGAATCTTGCCATGCCGATCTTGCAAGTGTACCAACAGTCCACACAGGTCTATCTGGTGTTGAATCAAGATAGTTATAACAAACCATTCTATTAACTGTGCCTGATCCAGAATTTGGATAGAACCACATAACCTCACCAAACAAATTATTTAAACCTGCATTGATGTGTTGTTTTGGAATTGTATTAATATCATCGTAAACATGATCTTCAACCAAACATGGCAGTGATTCTAGTTTACCTGTGTATCTAAAGAAACCATTTTCTGACATCCAGTAAGCCGAACCATCAACTTCTACTGCTGCATTCTTACCAATCAATCCACAGTTTGTACCAACTTGTTGAAATGAAAAAGTAAAAGGAGATCCTACAAATCTCATAATAAACAATGCAGTATCAGTCCAAACGTAGATTGCATCACGGCCACGGATTGCTCCTACAATTTTAGATCCATCTGCAAGTCTTTGTGTACCTGCTGTGTTAGTAGCTGAAGGTGCATATGATGTTGTTGAGTCAATATTTTCTTGATCGGAAAATCTAATAAACATTTCATCTCTTGTAGATTTAGTTCCAATAGTTGTTTCTGTTCCAAAAAATATTAAGTGTCTATCGGGAGTTGACACTAAACTAAAAGCTGAAGAGGTTGGCGCATTAGCAAGTATAGTTGCTCTAGTTTCTGTGGCTGTTGTGGGATCAGAATCCCATTCAAATGTTTCTCCTCCAGATATAGTTGCAATAAGTTTATTACCAAAATTATCTAGTGACCAGAGTCCAGGTGCTGTTACAATATCTCCTGATGTAGTACCATTCCATGTAAAGAAATTTGATGCATCTGTTACTGTTGCACCACTTGAGTGTATTGCTGCAGTTGTCCCGTTTGCTCCTCTTGTTAATCCAGATAATGTACCACCACTATTTCCAGTATAAGTTATTAGTTCAGAACCAATTTGTACGGTACCAGATGATGGAAAAGATGTTGAACTTGCCATAGTCAATGAAGTCACACTTGCGTTAATGCCTGATGAAAGTGTAGATGTAAACTGTCCTTGTTGTACACCACCCCATGATCCAAGACCCCATCCTGTTGTTGCAACCTCTACTGCTGGTCCAACTGAATAATAAAGTTTTACTCTAATACCACCAGATGTTGATGCACCCGATCCAGATTCATTAGATGCCATTGTAACAGTTAATGTAGTTGTTGTTGGTATACTTGTTACTTGAAATTTGTTGTCATCAAAATTACCAGATGTAAAATTAGAGTTTGTTATTGATGTAAAATTATCCAATAAAATTATATCACCTTTGTTTGCATTATGCGCTGAAGCAAAAGTTAAAGTTACAGTTGCAGATCCGTTAGTTGTAGAAAATGCAGATGTTAAAGTTGTTGTAGATTTAATTGGGTGTATGTCATAAAATATACCACCAGAATAAGCGTATAAAATTCTGTTTGTACCTAATGCTGCAAATTTAATACCTGAAGCATTAACAAAATGATGCAGTGCTGTGTTACGACCAGTGATGTCTACAGAACCTAATTGAGCCCAACCGCCTATTTTTTCAGGAGTACCATATCTAAATCTAACATTGTCACCATCTGTCCATTGGTTTTCGCCGCCCGTTGATGTGACTTGTTTATTAAATCCAGGTGCAAATTTTACTTTTTGTAGCATAATTATCTTGCCGTTGCAGGCACTCCTGTTGATGTTACGAATGGATTTTCAGCGAAAGCCATGTAGATGTATGAACCACCAGAAAGATTACCATCATTATCTGTGTTTCTAAATTTTACTCCATTACTTAAAAAATCTAAATAAACAGTATTTGTAACTTCTGCATTACTTGAGTTTGCTTGAAGATTTGCTTGTACTTGATTGATAGGTGATCTTTTATTATCATATATTAACCATGGATCAGTAGCACTTGTTTTTTTTAACATAAACCACCCAACTTTAAATCCAGTATAAACAAATGTTCCATCAGCATTTCCATTTCCTGTGTAGCTTCCAAATTTTGAGTAGCCTTGTTTCTCTGCAAATAAATATGCTATATAAGTTTGACTAGAATTATTAGTTTCTCCACTATCTTTAACAGAGAATACTGAACTTGTGGGTTCGGTATCATTCCAATAACCGGGATCATCACTTTCTGCATCTGTACCATTTGGTTTCATGGCTATTCCAGCACCTAAAGCTGAATGGTATGATCTCCAGTTAAAAGCTGGATCAGTACTATCTATATTTTTTACCATAATCCAATCTGGTTTTACTCCAAGATTATGCGAAACTGTTTTTGCCGATCCAGAACCTTCGTAAGTTAAAATGTCAAATCCAGCAGTTGCAGTTTCTTTCCAGTTCCATGATACCTGTGAAGCTGAACTAGAATTATAATCTCCACCAGCACCTAAAGAAAATCCATTACTATCAAAAGATGTTATACCATCTGTATCTGTTGCTTCTGCATCAGTATCATTATTTTGTAATGCTTTA